TATAAAACAAAAAGAAGTTGATTTTGATTTAACTGGACTTGTAGATATAATAAAATCTGGATATACCAAGCCTTTAATTCCAAAACAAACAATTAAATATTCTTTTGCTCCATCATCATTAGCATATAATCATGGAAAATGTCCAAGATATTGGTATTTTGCATTTGAGGGTAGCATGTTTGAAGATAACACAGATGCCCAAGGTGCTGCAAACAGAAGTAATGGAACGTTTAGTCACATAAGAATTCAAAATGCTTTAATTGAATCTGGAATAACAAAAATATTTCAAAAAGAAAATTCTAAAACAAAAGAAATAGAAAATACAACAGAATTTGATATAAAAAATGAAAATCCTCCTATATATGGACATGGAGATGGAATAATTAATTGGAATGGAAAAGAAGTAATTATAGAAATAAAAACTGCACCAAGCGAAGTTTTTGAATATAGAAAACTTAACAAAAAGGCTAAAAAAGATCATATTATACAGTTGTTAATTTACATGAAAATTCTTAAACATAAACATGGAATTATTATTTATGAAAATAAAAATAATCATGAACTTTTACCAATTGCAATATACGCTGATGATTATTATCGTAAATGGACAGACAACGCATTTAATTGGATGATAAATGTTCGTGCTTCATGGATGAAAAATGAATTACCAATAAAAAATTATAGATCAAATTCTAAAATTTGTAAACAATGTCCAGTTAAAAAAATATGCGATCAAAAAGGTAGTGGCGTAGTTAAAATTGCCTCTATGGAGGAATTGAGTGAAACAGTGTGAATATTGTAATTTAACATTTAAACCTAAAGTAACTTATCAAATATATTGTAGTTCTGACTGTAGAAATAAAGCAACTAAAGAAAAAATTGCCGAAAGATATCAAATAACAAGGATTCAAAAAAGAATTGGCAAAAAAAGAATTTGTTTAGGTGGATGTGGGGCAAAACTTTCAATTTATAATGAATCTGGTTTTTGCTCAAATTGCAATATACAATGGAAAACGGTAGAAAAAATGTTAAAAGAATTAAAAGGATACATAGAATATGAACAAGATAACTAATCAGTCATTTTCTATATGTGCCATAGACGCCAGTACAAACAATATTGCTTTTGCATTTTATGTTGATAAAAAATTAGATAGGCATGGCAAAATTAATTTACAAGGAAATAACATATATCAAAAAACAATTGATGCAACTGCAAAAACTAAAGCATTTTTTAATCAATATAAAAATTTAAATGCTGTAGTAATTGAGCATACAGTATTTATGAATAGTCCAAAAACTGCTGCCGATCTTGCTTTAGTACAAGGAGCAATTATTGGTGGTATTGGTTTGGCTGGTATAAAAATAATTGGTCGTGTATCTCCAATTACTTGGCAATCATTTTTAGGTAATAAAAAATTAACAAAAGAAGAACAGTTACAGATCAGATCCCTTAATCCAGACAAATCTGTTTCTTGGTATAAAGCATATGAAAGAGATTTTAGAAAGAAAAGAACTATAAAATTATTAGAGATAATTTATGACAAAAAAATATTAGATTATGACGTAGCAGATGCAGCAGGAATAGGTCATTGGGCTGTAAATAATTGGGAAAAAGCGGTAAAATTTGACAAGGATGAACAATGAGTGCTAAAATGTATCAAAGCCAAGTTTGGCTTAAAAAACGTTATCACATGGATAAAAAAAGTCCAGAAGATATTGCTAAAGAATGTGGGGTAAGCATAGAAACTATTTATGTATACCTTGCAAAATTTGGATTAAGGAAATCAAAACGATGAAGCCAGTTCCAGTATATAAAGATGTTGATCATTTTATTTATGATGATTTGTATATGCACTCTTTATCAGCACCTTCAGGCAATGCAATATTAATGAACTGCATGGCAATTGCACAAATGCTAGTAGAAAAAAATATTTCATATGGAGATTCTGCATTAAATCCTGTTAGAATTTTTAGCAAAGCAAATTCAATAGAACAATTACATGTAAGAATAGATGATAAATTAAGTCGTTTAATGAAAGGCACAGATATGGTTGGAGATAATGACATTGACGATCTAATTGGATATTTAATTTTATTAAAAGTGGCAAAGGAAAAAAATGACAACAGACAATGAAATAATTCAGCATCTTGACGAAATAAATAAAGTTGTTGAAGAATATTTAAAAGGCAATGATCCTACATCAATTTCAAAACAGTTAGATATGCCAAGAACAAGAGTTGTTGCTCATTTAAATGAGTGGAGAGTAATGTCTTCGGCCAACGACGCTATTCGTGCTCGTGCCAAAGAGGCTTTGGTTGGAGCAGACAAACACTATACTAAATTAATTAATCAAGCATATGAAGTAATTGATGAGGCAAGCACGACTTCAAATCTTAGTGCAAAAAATACAGCCATAAAACTTGTTATGGACATTGAGGCAAAAAGAATTGACATGTTACAAAAAGCAGGACTGTTAGAAAATAAAGAATTAGCAGAAGAAATGATAGAAATAGAAAAACGTCAAGAAATTCTTGTTGGAATTCTTCGTGATATTGCTTCAGAACATCCAGAAGTTAGAGATTTAATTATGACTAGATTATCTACTATAGCCAAAGAAGGTGAGGTAATTACGGTTGTCCACGATGTTTAATGATTTTTTAGATGTTTTAAAAGATCAACAATTTGAAGAAATTCCAGTAAACGTAAAAACTTTTGTAGAATCACCAGATTACCTTGGTCAACCACCACTTTCCAGTATTCAATATGACATTGTTGAGGCTATGAGTCAAGTATATAAAAAAGAAAGTTTACAAACCATATTGGGCACAGATCAAGGAGCAAAACACTATGAAAAATATACAAAAAACGAAATCATCTTACAATTGGGCAAAGGTAGTGGCAAAGATCACACTTCTACTGTTGCCTGTGCTTATATTGTGTATAAGTTATTATGTCTTAAAGATCCTGCAAGATATTTCGGAAAACCAGGTGGAGATGCAATAGATATTATTAATATTGCAATTAATGCAGAACAAGCAAAAAATGTTTTCTTTAAAGGATTTAAAAATAAAATTGAAAAATCTCCATGGTTTGCAGGTAAGTATGAAGCAAAAGTAAATTCAATTAGTTTTAACAAATCTATAACTGTTTATTCTGGACATTCAGAAAGAGAATCACATGAAGGTTTAAACTTGTTTATGGCAGTATTAGATGAAATATCTGGTTTTACAACAGAAGTAGAAACTGGTAATCAACAAGGTAAAACTGCTGACAATATATACAAAGCATTTCGCGGCACCGTTGACTCTCGTTTCCCTGATCTTGGCAAAGTGGTTTTACTTTCATTTCCTCGCTATGCAGGAGACTTTATTTCAAAACGGTATGATGATGTAATTGCTGACAAAGAAACAATAGAACGAAGACACAAATTTATAATTAATGAAGAATTACCAAAAAGTCCAGACAATGAGTTTGAAATTGTATGGGAAGAAGATAACATTTTGTCTTATAAATATCCTAGAATGTTTGCCCTAAAAAGACCCACATGGGAAGTTAACCCTACTAGAAAAATAGAAGATTTTAAAATTGCTTTCTTAACTGATATGGGAGATGCAATGATGAGGTTTGCCTGTGTTCCTACCTTTTCTTCAGATGCATTTTTTAAACAACGTGACAAATTACAAAAGTGTATGACTTTAAGAAATCCAATAGATTCTCATAAAAGATTTGATCTCTCTTTTAAGCCAGATCCAGAAAAAATATATTATGTACATGCTGACTTAGCACAAAAACACGATAAGTGTGCTGTAGCAATTGCACATGTTGATAAGTGGGTAAATATTCAAGTTATTAAAGACTATCAACAAGTAGCCCCTATAGTTATTGTTGATACCGTTGCTTGGTGGGAACCAAAAGTAGAAGGTCCTGTAAATTTATCAGAAGTAAAAAATTGGATTATAAATTTAAGAAGAGAGGGCTTTAATATTGGAATGGTATCTTTTGATAGATGGCAGTCTTTTGATATTCAACAAGAATTAAAGGCTGTTGGTATAAAAACTGAAACAGTTTCGGTTGCTAAAAAACATTACGAAGATCTTGCAATGATGATTTATGAAGAAAGAATTGCTATACCTATGATTCCTTTGTTGCTTGAAGAAATGAATGAACTTAAAATTATGAAAAATAATCGTGTTGATCACCCTCGTAAAAAATCTAAAGACTTAGCAGATGCCGTTTGTGGAGCGGTATTTGGGGCAATATCTCATACAAATAAAGACTCTAACCTTGAAATAGAGGTTCATACTTGGGCTTCTGCCAGCAGGCTTACACAAAAACAAGCAAATATGGTAGAATTAGAAAATAGGAAATTGCCTGACGACGTTAGAGATTTCCTATCGGAGTACAAATTAATATAAATATAAGGAGAAAAATGAATTCATTTAAAAGAATAGCACTTGTTACCGCTGCAGCAGTAGCAGGCACATTCTTTGTTGCAATACCGCAAGCGCAGGCAGCAGTAACTAACGGATATGTTCTATCTGATAGTCTTGCTAATGGTGCTCGTGGCGTAACAGTATTGGCAGACACAACCAAGGCAGAGGCTGGAATTAATGCAGTAGTTGCACTAACCACTAGCGATACTTTGGCTGCAACAGCAGATGACAATGTAACATTGGAAATCTCTGGTCCTGCATCATTTACTGATTACACGGCAGCAGGGTCAAACCCTACAGGGGTTACACTTACCAGTCTAGGTAAGTTATTTACATTTTCAGCAACTACAACCTCAGCAGTAAACTTACCAACAAATGTTAAGTTAACTGTTAATGGTGCAGGTACTGTAACTGTAACTCAAAAGAAGAAGGTTGGATCAACCACTTCTACAATTGATATTAAAACAATCTACGCAGGAACCGCTGCAAAGACAAACATATTGTCTGTAGCAGATTCCTATGTTCGTGTACAAGATACATCAACACAAGGCACTCTAACATCTAGCGTAGATGTTGCTGGTTCAACCACCGTCGTTAATGGTGGCACAGGCTATATTAACATCCGTGCAATGGATGCTTATGCAGCACAACTATCAACAAGCGGTGTAATTCAAGCAAGCGCAACTGGTGGTGCGGTAGTAGCATTTGATGGTACTCCAACTACACAGGTAAATGCAGTAGCCAAAACTGGTGTTGTTGGAGTTCTATATGTAATTCAAGGAACTGCAAATGAGAACAAACCAGTAAATACAACAGTAACAATTACATTTAACGGTACAACTCTTGCAACAAAAACAATTACATTTACAGGCCGTGCAGAATCAATTCTAGTAACTGGAGTAGATATTGCACAATCTGGAGGAGCACGTACAGGAACCTATGACTTTGTAGTCAAGGATGCTGCTGACAATCAATTGGCTGGAGTTACTCCAACTGCTGATTCTACAAAGTATACTTCTCAAGTTACCGCTGTTTCTATAGCAGGCGCTTCATCTACTACCGCAGTTCAAACTGGTGGATGGACATGTGCTTCAACATCAGGATCAGCAACTGTTCGTATTGCACACACTCGTGCAGATGCTACAACAATCTATTCAAATGATTTTGTTGCAGCCTGTGCTGGTGGTGTAAATAAGTACACAGCAACTCTTGATAAGAAAGAGTACAAGGCTGGAGAAATTGCAACACTGACAATCTCAGCAACAGATATTAATGGTGCTAAGGTTTATGGTGCAGCAACTCTGGGTGCTGGAGTAGCAATTTCAGGTGGACAATTGACAGCAGTTTCTGCTCCAACTTCCGCTGATGTATTTGATACTGCTGGATCAAGGGCAATTAAGTTCACAGTAGGTAACACTGCTGGATCATATA